TCGCTATCAAGCTTAGGCTCGCGCTTCTGCTTTTTAGCTTTAGAAGGTTCAGTCTTACTCTTCTTAGTATGAGATGGCTTATTACCATTAATAGTATTATAAACTTCGGTTACAAGCTTACGAAGCTCCGAAGGAGTATATTCCTTCTCGGTATCAATAAGAGTAATATACTCATTAAGGAAAAGCTGAGTCTGAGTAGTCATTTTAATTGATGAGGTTGTTGAGATTAACTACTGAACAATTAATTGAGTTTGGATTAACGAATTCTTAAATTCGTCAACTATACCAATTGTTGTATAATAATTAATTCTAAAATTTTAATCAATTTTTTTTTATATAGAAATATTTTACAACAAATTTATATAAATTATATTTAAATAATAACTATAATCCCGCATTTTGTCTTGTTAATATGGGAAAAGTATCAAATAAATTATTTTCACATAAATCTATTTCACTCTTAAATTTATAAGAATATAATACTGCAGATAGTGATAAAAAATATACAATAGGTAATATAATATAAGACATTTTATTAATATTAAATATAAAAATATCATTTTTTATATAGAATATGAATAATAATATTAAATATAAAGGAGGCTCAAATAGTAGAAACTATTATATAAGTTCTAATGAAATAATATCTATCATAGAATATAAAAAATTTTTAAATAAAATTAATAAAAATTTAAAATTAAAAAATAATTCTTACAATTTAGATATAATTAAAAATACAGATATGTGCAATTGTAATATAGATACTTTACAGAATATTGTTTTTTTAACAAGCGCAAGTAATAATATATATAAAGCAGAAATTAAAAATAATTGTATTAGTAATTCAATTTATTTTAAAAATAATATAAATAACGTTATATTAAAAGTATGTGAAAGTTTTGCTGATGAAACAGATGAAGATTTTGAAGAAGCGAATGAATGTTTATATGCATCAGAATTAGTTACATCTATACTTTATGCAAATTTAGTAATAAATAATATAACTTCTAATTTATTATTACTTTATGGATTTATGACAAATTGTGCATTAGAAGATGGAAAAATAAAATTATTAAATAATCTAAAAAACGAATCAATATTATTTAGTAGTTATGTAAATGGTAATACATTTAAAGTATTGAAAAGTAAATTGACAATTAGACAAGTATTTGAATTATTTTATACTATAATTTGTTGTTATGCATCTTATGGTTTTTGTATAAACGATATAAATCTTGAAAATTTCATGACACACAAAGATAGTTTTAATACATGTATAACTATTAATTCTGATATATTTTATTTTACATCATTAGAAAGTGTATGTATTATTGATTATCAAACAAATAATGTAACCAATGATATAATAAATATAAAAAAATATATAAACGGAATTGCTAAAGTATTAGATGATAATGTCAAAAAAGATTTATTGAATATTGAAAATGGTACTTATGACAACGTAATGGCACAATTTATTAAATGTCCATGTTTTCAACCATTTAAAATAAATAATAAGAGTGAATGTAATAACAATAGAGATATTACATTTTCTGTATTAAATAAAAAAATGTTAATTTCTTCACCTAAATCATCTCCAACAACTAAATCATCTCCAAATAGTAAATCATCTTCAAATAGTAAATCATCTCCAACAACTAAATCATCTTCAAATAGTAAATCATCTTCAACTACTAAATCATCTTCAAATAGTAAATCATCTTCAAGTAGTAAATCATCTCCAAGTAGTAAATCATCTTCAAGTAGTAAATCATCTTTAAGTAGTAAATCATCTTCAAGTAGTAAATCAAAAGCAAAAGAATCAAAAGTAAAAAAATCAAAAGCAAAAGAATCAAAATTAGAATCAAAAGCAAAAACAAAAGAATCAAAATTAGAATCAAAAGCAAAAGCAAAAGAATCAAAATTAGAATCAAAAGCAAAAGCAAAAGCAAAAGAATCAAAATTAGAATCAAAAGCAAAACCAAAAGAAAGTAAAAAAAAATCAAAAGAATCAAAATCATCTTCAACAAGTAAATCATCTGTAACAACTAAATAATCTTCTAGTAGTAAAATAAAAGCAAAAGGTAAATAATTTTAAATAAGTAAAAATAATTAATTAAAATATAATTAAATACCAATAACAATATATATTATATTATATATATATATTAGAATAATGAAGAAAGAATGCCCAGTTGATAAAATATTGAATCCTAAAACAGGAAGATGTATAAATAAACCAAAAATAGTTAAAAAGAAAGAATGCCCAGTTGATAAAATATTGAATCCTAAAACAGGAAGATGTATAAATAAACCAAAATGTAAATTATGTAATAAAATAATATATAATACTAAATATGCAAATAGATGTTATAATTGTAATATAAACAAAAAAAATGATAATAAAAATATTAAATATAATATTAATATGAATGTAAATATTATAAATAATTTAAAAATATTAGAAGAATATGAAAAAATATTAGGTAATAATTTTAAAGCTAATGCGTATGGAAAAGTTATAACTAATATTGAATTATTTTCAGAAGAAATAAAAACAAAGGAAGATTTAAAAAAAATAAACGGGGTTGGTGAAAAAATAAGAGAAAAAATAATTGAATATTTAGATAGTGGTGAAATAAAAAAAATAAAAGATATAAATGAAGATGAAACATTTAAATTAAATAAAAAATTAAGTAATATATATGGTGTTGGTCCCAAAAAAATAAAAGATTTAATGACTAAAATAACAAAATATGAAGAATTATTTGATGAAAAAAATAGCAAATTATTAAATGTTAAACAAAAGATTGGTTTAAAATATAGTGAAGATTTACAGAAAAGAATACCATATAAAGAAGGCGAAGAACATTATAAATTAATAAATAATTCAATTAAATCAATAAATAAAAATATAGAATTTGAGATGGTAGGAAGTTATAGACGTAAAAATAAGGATATGGGAGATATAGATATATTGATAAAAGATATAGATGGTTTTAAGTTAAATTTATTAATAGATAAATTAAAAGAAAAAGGATATATAATAGAATTATTGGCAAATGGAAAAAATAAGTTTATGGGAATATGTAAATTATCGGGAATAGAAAATACAAGAAGAATAGATATATTAGTAGCAAATAATACATATTATTATTTTGCGTTATTATATTTTACAGGTTCTTATCAATTCAATATATTAATGCGTAGAAAAGCATTAGAAATGGGATACTCATTATCGGAATATGGATTAAAAGATATTAAAACTGATAAATTAATCGAATTAGATGTAAAATCAGAAGAAGAAATATTTAAAATATTAGATATGGAATATGTAATACCAATTAATAGATAATATTATTATAAATTAAATATTATAAGTAATTCGTGTAATTTTTTTTTGATATAATCTATATTATTAATAGGTTAAAATAATAACTTTAGATATGCCTCAATCAACAACGAAAAAAATAGAGAAAATTGATCTAAATTTAAAAGATTTAGCAGATGTTTTTAATAAATACGAAGACATATTTCATAAAGAACAACCAACTGGTTTAAAATGGGAAAAAATAGAATTTAATTCAATACCGAAAAATGGTATTGAATTAAATTCTGATAAATTAAAAACTTTATTAAATCAAAAAATAGATATTACCCAAGTGGAATTTGATGATTGTAATATAAAAAATTTAAAAGCAGAAAATTATATTAAAATATCACATGAATATTATATGCCAATTTCAGAAGAATTAAATTATTTAAAATGGGAAAATATAGGAAATGATTTACCATCTACTGGTAAATTAGAAAAAAATCCAGAATTAGAATTGGCATTAGAAAATAAAACAATTTTTACAGAACAAGAAATATTGAATTTTGGAATTAGAAATAAAAATTTGAAAGGAAATTTTTATGTAAAATCACAAAATAGTTATTTTAAACCAGTAAAAAGAGTAAGTTTTAAGAATTATACTCGGGGTGGGAATAATATAGCGAATATACCATCAAATTATAAAATTAAATCCGAAAAAAAAGATTTAAATATTGAAAATTATGTAGATACTACAAAAAATTTAGAAATATTATTGAAAATTAATGATATTAATGATGAAATTACATCTATTATTGAAGGACATTCTGAATTTATTGAAAATATATATTCTACAGAATATAATTTTATGAATATATTTGAATCAGAAGATGATTCGGGAGATATTAATACTAAAAGGGAAGATATTACAGCATATAGAATAAATAATGGTGCAACATATGGTTATAAAAGTAGTGAAAATAGTTTAGAAAAAAATTGGTGGTATTGGATAGATGGAATATTATATAAAGGTTCTAAAAATCAAAATATAAAAGAATATATAATACCTGATAAAAATTATAAAATATTATTAAATGAAATAATAAATACAAAAGATGATGATATAGGTATTTTTAAAGAATATAATATATCATTTGATAATGAAACAATAAATATAGCTGAATCAAATAAAGATAATGAAAAAAAAAATAAAAATATATATTCAATAAAAAGTCATTATTATAATGACAATGGTAAATCTTTACAAGATGGAAATACAGGACAAATATTAATAACTAATATTCATAATCGTTATATAAAATCATATGATGGAATTATAAATAATATATTAAATAAGTATAATTTAGTATCTGGTTTAATATGGATAAAATTAAAAGATGATCAAGAAACAATGAGTATTATGGAAGAAATTACAAATAAAAAGCTTGAAATTAAACTTGAAGCCGAAATTGCAAAAAGTCAAGATAACGATAATATTACTTTAACGCAGATAGAATGGGACGATATTAATATAGTTAATCTTAAACATAATAATTATATTAAAATATTAGATAGTTATTATGGTCCATATGATATAAAAGATTATAATATTGGCGAAGATTTGAAAATAACAATCGGTACTCCAGATGAAAATATAAATATTTATAGTTTAACATCAGAAAAAGCAGCATTAGAAATAGATATAGCATCATATGAATGGATTAAAAATTTAACAATTACAATAAATGGTAATATATATGGGTGTGGTGGCGATGGTGGTATAGGTAAAAGAGTAAGACTATATGAAGAATCATTAGATGAATATAATAAAAAAACAGAACCAAATGGTAAGGATGGTGGTTCGGCAATAAGTATTAATAAAAATATAGAACAGAAAGTAACTATAATAAATAATGGAAGATTATGGAGTGGTGGTGGTGGTGGAGGAGCACAAGCAACATATAATGAAAATAATGATAATGATTTACTACAACTTGGGAATGTAGGTGCAAGTGGAGGATATGCTTCAAGATATTCAATAGATGGATTATATAATAAAGAAAATATGGATAATAGTAGAGGTGGGGAAGGTGGTAATTTTGGAGAAAAGGGGAAAAAAGGTAAACAGATATCAAATTCTGTAAAAAAAATAAATAATTCTATAAATGAAGATATAATAAATTATTTAGTATGGATAAATATAGGTTTGACAGAACCTTTAAATGATATAAATCCTATTCCTGGTTTAAAATGGATAAATATTGGCAATGTAAAATCACCAGGTAATATAATGATAAATAATAGTAAATTATCTGAAGATATAAAAAATCGCAGTCCGGTATATAGATTTACAGAAGAAGAATTATTTAATAATTATGATGAAAAAATAACAAATAAAAGTTGTATTAAAGTTGATAGTTCTTATTTTGTGCCAATATCATCAAATAAAATAGAATCTGTAGATTTTAATAATTATGATAATTCAAAACCAAATGAAGATAATAATTTTGAAACTAAAATAAAAGAATTATTGCCAAATACCGATACATATGATTTAATAGTTTTAGATGAAACAGATTTAACAAATTTAGATTTTAATATAGATTATTTAAATATAAATAGTTACATATCAGTTGATTATAGTGGCGTAAAATATTATTTTAGACCAAGTAATGATGGTAATATCAAAATGTATAAAAAAGAACAATCGACTACAAATAAAGAAGAATATATTATTGTTTTTTTAAATGATAATTCACAACAAGTATCTCAATATAATATTAAATTTTTAAATAAAATTGATTTGGAATATTTAATAGTAGGGGGTGGTGGTGCTGGTGGATTAGGTGGTGGTGGAGGAGGAGGAGGAGGGTTAAGATATGGTAAATTTAAAACATTTGGAGATTTTCAAATAAAAGTTGGCGGTGGAGGGAGATCAGTATATGGAGATATGGCTGATAATTTATATGAAGATGGTTCGGAAAATTATGAATATTATAATTTATTAAAGAATCCATATAAAATAATAATAGAGGACGGAAATGAATCTTCAATAAAACATTTATCATTATCAAAAGAAAGAATATATCCACCCGAATTTAT